TTCAACTAATTCATTTTTCAATCTTTCCAATTCTAATTGATGTGTAGATAAACTTTTTGAATTTTCTTCATTTTTTATCTTTTTTAATAATGATTCATTTACACTAATATCTTTCTCTATTTGAACTAACGAATTACACAATTCATTAAGGGTTTATCAGATGTTCCAGAAATCATAGATTCTTTAACCTTTATTTCTTCGATTATTTTATTACGTTTATCTAATTCTGTTTTTAGACTCATTTACAAATTTATTAAAATTTTGAACATACTCACTGTCAATTTTAATAGGATATCTGTCTGGTTCACTTAATTTTACTTCTGTCGTCTTAAATAAATTAACTTCATTATTTGTCACTAAATTATTTATTAAAACTATTTCATTATTCTTTATTCTTTCAATTATTAGCTTAAACAAATCATCATCAGTTTGCAACAACAACCTATTAAATATAGTTTGTACATCATTAGCGTAATCAATATTTATTTTCTCATCATCATAAAAATAAACCTTATTAAACCAATCTTGTTTGAATGATACAAATTTACCATCCTTTATTTTTAATCCAACCAAATGTTCTAATAATCTATGAACCTTATTATTTAAACTTATTGTTTCATCATGTTTATAGTAGAACTTATCAGACACAAAATATAACTTATATATTTCTATTCCTATGTCCCGAAGTTTCTTTCTTAGTTCATTCAATATATTTGCATGTCTTTCTCTATTTGATCTACCACTCAATAATGTTATATATTCTCCACTATTTCTTAAATGATTTATATTTTTAAATAAAAATGTTGTCTTTGTATTGTTAATATAATTCTCATCATAAAATTCAATCCAAGATAATCCTAATCTTTCTATTGGAACTCTTTTCTTTCTTGTAACTTTATTGAATATATCTTTTGAAATATAATAATCTTTACCATTATATTCAATTTTTAAATTTTCAGATTTATATAAACCAGATATTATTTTATTCATCTCATAACTATCTAAACGTATTATTGGTTTGTGGGGCTCCTCTTTATCTAATATCCAAACTTTTGTCTCAATATTCCATAAAGTCCCATCTAAATCAAATACGTGCATATTCTTATCATTTGGTATCATTTATTAAATCTGTCGTTTTACCTATATATTAATAAAACAAAATTAAAAAACAAAAATATTCACATTTGAACACATTAATTGAAATATATAACAAAAAAAGAATAATTTAATTATGTCTGATGAAAAAGATAAACAACAAGAAGAATATTTGAAAAAGTTCTTAACTGATTCTTCTGAAACTACTAACAAAATAAAAAAAGATGTTAATGAAATCAAAAATTCATTATCAAAAACACAAAACACAAATTCTTCAATAGAATTTCTTAGTGTTGATTTAGATGTTTTACCACTAGGTGCCTTTTACAAAGAAGGCTTCAAATTAAAAATACGTTCAGCTAAAGTAAAAGAAGTACAAGCATACTCTGTTGTAGATGACCAAAACCTAATTGATGTTACTGAAAAAATGAATCAATTATTATCATCTTGTGTTCTAGTTACTTTACCTAATGGTAAAAGAGGCTCTTATAAAGATATTAAAGATGGTGATAGATTATATATCATTTTTATGATTAGAGAATTAACTTTCCAAAAAGGAAATTCTTTAGCAAAAGATATTACGTGTAATCATTGTTCTACTGATTTTTCCATTCCTTTTAGAGCAACAGCTAATGCAGAATTCCCTAAAACTTTTGAAAATATGGAAATGCCAGAAAATATAGAAAAATTCTTTAACACAGAATTAAAATGTTTCGAGTTTAATATCAATGGTGGTACTTATAGAATTGCACCACCTACTATCGGAATACAAGAAATATTTTATGATGATATTAAAACAAAAATAAATGCAAAAAGAAACCCAAATGTTTCATTTCTTAAAATTATACCATTCCTTCTATGGGATAGAATTGATATAACTATTGATGGTATTAAAGCAAAAGAAGATGAATTCAAAAAAATGGATATGTACACATTTCAAATAATAAATCAAGCTGTCGATAAAATGCAATTTGGACTTAAAGGACTTAAAATGAAATGCCCGGAGTGTGGTATGGAGGTCCACACTGATATGACATTTCCCAACGGAGCGTCAGGTCTTTTCGTTATTCCAGATATCTTTGACGACTTTATTAAAGAATAAATTTGAATTTATGTGGCAAAAATCCATACAACCATCTGAATTTGATGTAATGGATTATTGGGAGTTTGAACAATATATTATATTCTTAAATGAAAGAAATGAATCCGAAAACGAACAAACTAAAAAACAAAATGAAGAACAACAAGAACAACAAAATAATATGATGCCAAAAATGCCAGATTTTAATTCATTTAAACCAGGTAACATGAATATACCAAAATTCTAAAAATAAAAAAAGACTAACAAATTATGTTAGTCTTTTTTTATTAAATTTTATATTTTTTAATAATACATATCTTCCCAATAATCTGCTACGAATTTTGCAGTAGCCGTTGCGATACCAGTATCACCCCAACTAAGAGTTTCCCATCCAGAAATATTTGTAATCTGAACGTTATAATAAGTTACTCTTCTAATTATATGTCCTTCTTTATCATGAGCATGAACTATAATAGAAGAAACAATATTTTTCTTATAATGAACAGAACCATCTTCATTATTCCAAACTAAATCATACCAATCTTTCATCATTCTCCATGTAAACACTTGAAAATTATCATTTTGATTCATATTAAATTTAATATCAAATTCTGTTGATGTTGTATCAGGAAATGTCAAAAATTGTCTTGTTGAATATTTGAAATTTTGTGTTGTTTTTCCAATTACAGGATAAGTAGGAAAAGATATATCACTAGCGTTTTCTAATAATAGTGTTTGATATTCTGTACCGTGTATTGCTGCAATTGCACCAGGCAACACAATAACTGCTTCAAACAAATTGTTATAAACAGGTTCCCACTTCTTGTGGTGTGATTGTATATTTGTAAAATGTGGTAATGGCATATTTCTTTAATTATTTTTTCTAAGATTATATATTAATCTTTTGTTTTCCATTTTATATTATTTTGATGGACTATTTTTCAAGTCCATCAAATTAATTTCTTTTTATAAGAATCCTCCTGATTCAATATCACCTTTTTTCAATATAGTGATATTATTTACTATCATTCCCATTCCTTTAATTATTTCAATGTATGTGTCTAAAACACCCATTTGATTATCAATGATATAATTTGTATTATTTGTTTCATCAATAATATTTTTGAAATTATATAAAGCATTTCTATCTCTTAAATCTTTACAAATTGAATCTGCTCTAAATTTAATTTCTGCTCTAATTTCTTGTGTATTAAATCTCCACTGGTATCTCAATAACATATCATATAATGCATTCTCTAATTCAATTAAAACTTCTCTTGAATGTAAGTACGATAATGAACTTCTTGGGAAAACTTTTGCTGTTGATTCTGAATTAATACAATAACCATTATTCATCTTATAAACAATTGGATTTAATCCCATTCCATATAAGTTTTCTAAATCTTCATTTGTGAAATCCATTTCAACACCTGCTATATCTGTAACTCTACCATTACTAATACCTGCAGCAATTGTCCAAGGTGTCATTGATGCTGATGTACTTATATGTTTTTTCATATAAGTAGAAGCAACCCAAGCAGCAGATGGAACATCTTTTGGTCTACCTTCATCACTTACTGTAACATAAGGGAAGAAATAACCGATTGTTGATTGTCCAACACCTTCAGCAAATGAATATAAAAAAGCTGGGTTTTTATATTCGTCACCACCACTTGCAAGATAACTTGTATTTAGTGTTAAATCATCATTTATAAATGATGGACTTGCAGATGCTTTAAATTCTTTTACTGATGGCGCATTAATGAAACCTAAACAATTCATTTTCATACCTGTTAAGTCAGCATATTGTTGTTTTGACATAGATGTTAATCCTAATCCAAAACTATCAATTAAATATCTCCAAGAAATCTTATTTTTATTAACTAAACCTTTTGCAAGATTTGTTGTTTTACCAATAACATCAAGTATTAAACTTTGTCTTTCTTCTGTTTTGTTTGGAATTGAATCCGGATGAACAACGAAAGGTGTTAAGCTTATTCCTTTATATGTATTAACATAAATATCAATTTGTGGATATGTTGTTGTTTGATATTCAACAGCACCAGTAGTTCCTAAATTAGACACTTTAATTGGCGCATCAGTTTTTAAAATTTTCCATTCTGGATTTGTTGTATCTAATCTAGTACTTATAACTCTTGTTAATCTTCTTGGATCAGTTCCATATAATGGACT